AGAACTTCGCAAAGTATTTCCAGAAGTCGGGCGCATTGTTGCTCAAGATGGTTTTGAAGGTTGGCCTCTTGGCCCGAATCAGATGTTTGCCGATGCCTCGTCTTATTGCTACCGATACGAAGACCCTTGGTATTTCTGGGAGCCAGATTGTGTTCCCATGGTTGAGGGGTGGGTTGATAAGCTTGAGGAGGAATTCAAGAAGCAGCCCAATAAAATCATGGGATGTTTGGTTGAAGGCGGTGTGGCTCCAAGTGGTAAAACCGTATACAAGTTGATCGTTGGTAGTGCTGTCTATCCTCCAAAGTTTCTCAATTACTGCGGGCTTGCCGCCAATCTCTACAACTACAACATGGCTTACCGCCAAGCTGGAACCATTCCAGAACCTTGGGATGTAAGGTGCAGATGGGTGTTCATGAACCACGGACGCAATACCGATCTGATCAAAGCCTACTGGAAAAGCTGCAACTACCAACGCCGTGGGGAAGATATTGTCTTTTTTGCCGAAAGCCCCGAAGCACAAGACATCCAGAATGTTACTTGCCCAGACCGCAAAGTAGACCCAAAAGCCATCGTTATCCATGGGTGCAAGGACGGATCACTCCATAGGATGGTCTATGACAAGAATCCCGCACCAGTCTATGTCGAGCCGAAGATTGAACAGCCAGAAGAATGGGTTGTCGAACCTATACAGTCTCGCGTCAGGTTTGTTAAGACCGACGATAAGGAACTGGAGAAACAACAATTTTTAGCCAAACTAAAGGCAACAAGTAAAACCCTAGGCAAGGCAAAGAAACCCCGAAAAAAGAAATCCACACAATGCAAGAGCAAGTAGTCTATGAACAGTCAAGCGAAACAGCCATCCTTTCATGTTTGTGCCATGCACAGCCCGAAGACCAGAAAGAGATGCTTTCGACCATCAGGGAAGACCACTTCTTTGTCCATGAGCATAAGCTGATTTTCAATGCTATCTTGCGTGTATTGGGTCGGGGCATCCACGCCGACTACATAAATATCAAGACGGAGTTAGAGGCCCACAACCAGATGGAAGAGGTTGGCGGGGATAGTGTGCTTTCTGAGATAGCGGCTTTCTGCCCCAACGCTCACAATTGGAAGCGGTATTACCCGAAGCTTGAGGAAGCCCGCTACAGAAGGAGCTTGGAATACCTTGCCTCCGACATGATCCACAAGGCCAGAGATCGCGAGATTAAGCTGGAAGAACTCAAGAACTGGTCCGAGACCAGTGTCATGAAGGCCGACTACCTAATCGATAATACCGAGAAGCTATCGATCAAAGGAGTGGTAGAACGGGCCTTGGATAATATCGAATCCACCATGAGGGGCGAGCCAAAGATTGGTATCCGCACAGGACTTGTTCCAGTGGATGATCTTCTTATCTTCGGCATGAGAGGCGGAGATATGGTTGTCCTAGCCGCCAGACCAGCGGTTGGAAAAACTAGTGCAGCCATGCAGATTGCGGAGCATGTGGCACTAGATCTGAAAAAGCGGGTGCTCATCTTCTCTCTTGAGATGACAAGTGTAGCTTTGATGGAGCGAATGATCCGTAGTCGAGCCAGAGTCCGCGCTGCCGATATCTTGGCTCAGTCTATTACTCCCTATCAAAAGAAAGCCTTGGCCAATGCTTACGAAGAAGTCAGGGACTCACAGATCTTATGTGATGATACCTCTGGTAAATCTATGGGATATATCAAATCAATTGCCCGCCGCGCCCACCAGAAAGAACCAATCGATCTTATCGTGATTGATTACCTCCAGTTGCTCAAGGGAGACAGCAAGAGGGCAAAGGACAATCGCGTTAACGAAGTCGAGGAAATCAGCGGAGGCATCAAAGAACTTGCCAAGACACTTCGCGTTCCTGTGCTTGTGCTTGCCCAGCTAAATCGCGACCCCGAAAAAAGAGGAGGCAGACCCAGCCTTTCAGACCTCAAGGGATCTGGCGCTATTGAGCAGGATGCTGATATGGTGGTTCTCATCCACTGCGACGAAGATGACGCCAAGAATCATACCCAAACTCCGACAGTTGAGTTTATCGTCAGTAAACACCGTGAGGGTCCGACAGGCGTAGCCCCGATGAGCTTCAACAAGGCAATTACTCGCTTTGAGCTTTTTTCCAGCAGTAATCAGGAAAGCTGAGATGGGCGTCTTGTTGGACTTCCACAGGAAGATGGACGCTGACGGCGTTATAACATCCGCACACGCCACAGGCTTTTAGTTGTGAATCAAAAGGAGTTGTTTTAGCCCCAGCAATAGCTGGAAGCATACCCGCAATACCCTTGCACCCCCAGCAACCAGAAGTTGGAATTTGCATTGGGCATTTGGCGCATATCTCAGCCCTGCGATTAGCCTCTTCTTGACTAACAAGTTCCAACTTATTCTTTACGGCAAACTCATACATAGCCCGAACCCACCTTACGATGGCCCCGAATCCAAGGGTCTGTTTAACCTTGGAGCAAGGAGTACAATTTGTATTACCAGAAAGTCTTGAGCACAGGGCGTTTTCAATCTGTTGTGGTAGATCTGGAGGCGGGATTTTACCAAGGCTGACTGTCAATTTGTGGCAGTTGTTGACAAGATCCCCCCAGTCCCCTCCAGAAACCTTCTGTTCTTCCCACTGAACCCACCATCCACCAGCAGGAACATGGGTCTTATTGGGATAGCAAAATCTTAATTCGTTACTCATTGACTACAAGTTCCGCCTCAAAGGTTGTGTCATTTGGGATCTTCATCGAATCCAGTTTAGAGGCAATGTTGATCTGAATGGCATTTTGTTGATGGTTGCCATCTGAGAAGTTGATAGATGCAGCTTCGGCCAGTTGTTTGATATTCCTCATCATGCCCAGAGCCTCCATACCATCTAGGTCTTGTGCGGCGTCAGCGGCCTTGACTAATACTTTACCAGTCAGGAATTTGATGGACTTTTTCATGGCTTCAAGGGATGCCGTTATGTCAGAAATCAGAGTAGGAACCCCGCTGTCCTCCCAAGGAGCAGGGGCATTCTCATTGACTAATCTTGTCCTGCAAGCATCCCAGCGTTGGGCATCTTTCCATAGATCGACAGTCGAATGGCTAACCCCGACCTCTTGGGCGATATCATTGATTGACCGCCCCGAACAATACATCGAAAAAGCCTTGATGCATTGCAGGCGTTTATCCTTGCCCATCTTGTCCATATTTTCTGGAGGAAGTGATAATGTTTTCGGGCTTTCAACCTCCCAAGGATAGGGCATTTCCTCGTCTTGATTGTTATTCCAAATTTCCTTATGCTTGTCCCACTTTTCGCTGTAGACTAGCTTTTTGACCATGGCGGGAGATGTTGTTCCCAAAGCCGCCATTATCTCCCCATTTTTTCTTCCAGCGGCATAAAGCCTGAAAGCATTTTGTTTCTTTATCCTATTTTCTGGTGTAGACCAATCGCGTTGCAAACCCATGGGCGGTAATGTAGAGTGAAATTTCACAAATGGCAATACCTGACGGAGCGATAGAAAAATACGGAAGACTTTGGACCCCGCGCAATGGGGCAGTGGTTAATCCCCTAAGAATTGAAATGGATGCCTTTCTTCTTGGGTTAACCGAAGAAGAGGGCGGTCTTGGTAAAGCCCGCCATTACCGCAATGTGGTTAGTGCCATCTGGCCGACCTATGCGTGGCACAAGTGGGCCGAACTCCGCGCCCAAGCCTTCTGCATGGTTAACACCGAGGAAGATGAAGAAACTGGAGCGAAGTTTGTCCGAAGCGTGACGGGACTAGCTGGTGGAACTGACTCAGGAAAGTCCTACGATATGGCTGCTTGGGGTCTGGTTAACTGGTTTGTTGATCCCCTCAACACCATGGTCATTGTGGTCTCTACCAGTAAAATCGATGCCAAACAGCGTATCTGGGCGGCACTGGTAAAGATGTATCGCGAGGCTGGGGCTATCGGCATTGCTTCAGGACGGCTGATTGAATCCTTGGATATTATCAAACTCTCAGATGAAGAGGGTAAGTCCATCGATCCTAATGTGGGTGTAAGTGATGCCTCATCAATCATGTTGTTGGCGGCTGGCGACGAATTTAAAGACGATGCCCAGAAACGGCTTCAAGGTAAAAAAAATCGACGTATTGTCTTGATTATAGACGAGTTACAAGACTGTTCAGCATCTGTAATTAACGAAGCAATCTGGGGATTTAAGGGCGCTCAAGAACTCTACATAGTCGGAGCGGGTAACCCCGCATCCATATTCGACCCCCACGGGAAGTTCTGTGAACCCATCAAGGGATGGATGAGCGTAGACGAAGAAACCTCCCATTGGAAGATCAAGGTGGCTGGTATTGAAGGACTATGTCTTCGCTTCGACTCCGAAAAAGACAATCCTAACCAACAATCATTCGATGCTGGCAAGGGACTTCGCTATCCATTTCTTCCCAAGCCCAATGATGTGGCTATTGCTAAAAAAGAACTGGGAGAACTTAATCCACAGTATTGGCGCAAGTTCAGGGGATTCTGGCCTCCAGCGGATGCTGATGATTCTACCATTGTCTCAGACATCCTTCTGGCCCGCCATGGGGCACTAGATAAGCCGATTTGGGATGGAACCCCGAAAGATATTGCAGGAATAGATCCTAGCTATACAGAAGGCGGAGACCGCTTTGTATTCACCCATCTAAAGTATGGGAGGCTCATTACTGGCAAGTGGGCCATAGCCATAGAAAAACAATATGTTCTTAACAGAAGGGCGGGATCTCAAGAAGACTTTCAGTATGAGATGATCCAGCAAATCCACGATCTAGCCAGAAAACTGGGAATACCAAATCAATGGATGGGGGTGGATGCTTCGGCTGGTGGTATCTTCTGGTCGATTGGAGAGAGAGAGTTGCTAAGAGGTTGGCACGCAGTGAGTTTTGCAGGAGCGGCATCTGATCTTCCTGTTAGTGCCCAGTATGCTATGAGAAACGAAACCACTGGGAAACCACAGGTTGGCAAGGAATTGTTCCACAATATGGCAAGCGAACTTTGCTTTGCCGCCCGCTATTTCTTGGAGTGCGAGCAACTTAAAGGAGTAACTCCCGATCTGGCGTGGGAGATGACCCAAAGAAAGTATGTGAGACGGACTCGGAAGATCATCATTGAGTCAAAGACCGACATGAAAAAACGAATTGGGAAATCTCCCGACTTATTCGACTCCTTTGCTGTCGGACTCTTTGTCGCTCGTAAGGTATTTGGAGCTATGGCGGGATCTGAAGCCATCGAAGAAAAGAAACGCCTGAACAAAGAAGGATTCAAGGAACTTAAACAACGCTTGACCTTGCGTAACAATTGGTAGAGAATCTACGGCGAAAATGTCTTCCCAAGTCCTTCCTATTGCAGAAGCCGATATCTGCATCTTCCAAGGAGCCACCTTCAGCCAGACTCTTATCTGGGAGGTGGGTAATCCCCCTGCTCCAGTAAACCTTACGGGATATTCGGCAAAGCTGCAAGTTAGATCCTCTCATAAATCCAAAGCAGTTATCATTGAACTGTCTACAGCCAATGGACGGCTTACTCTTGGAACTAGTGGGGACATGACCACTGGAGCTATCAATCTTTTTATTAGTGCTACAGATACCGCACAATTAAGTGTTTGCGAAGACACAGAAGCAGTTTATGATCTTGAGATGACAACTGGGTATACGGTTAGCCGTATTCTTCAGGGTAATGTTATTATTTCACCACAGGTTACACGATGAGCAGAATTTGCATTCCAACCCCAGCTTCCACAGTTATCGGAGTCGGCACAACTCCTCCGACCACCCCGAATTCCAATGTATTTCGGGTAGACACTACACTTACCGCTTTGACTGGAGCCTCTAACTCTCTGGCCTCTCTTGTTACTGCTACCGATATTTATCCTATTGGAATTTGTGTATTTCTTCCAAGTTTAACCACTCCAGCCACTTATCAATTGGTCAGCGGAACAGACGCTGAAAACTCGCCATTTCTTATTCGTCCAAACGACTTCAACGTTTCGACAAATCAAAAAGTCTGGAAACAGCGCATGTAATATCTAATGAAATCTATT